GTCGCAGGCGCTTGCCACTGTTGACAGCTTCCCGCAGGCTGACGCAGCGGTCACGCTTCTTGGCGCGGCTAGCACCTACTACCCGCAGAACCTTGTGTATCACAAGGACGCGATCTCCTTCGCCACCGCCGACCTTCTGCTTCCGCAGGGCGTCGATATGGCTTCGCGTCAGGTTCATAACGGCATTTCGATGCGCGTTGTTCGTCAGTACGACATCAACAACGACCGTCTGCCTTGCCGTATTGACGTTCTGTACGGCTATAGCGTCATTCGTCCGACAATGGCTTGCCGCCTCTGGGGCTAAGCTATCTAGCCCCCGGTTCGCCGGGGGCTTCTCTTCCTCTTTCTAGGAGTTCACGACTATGGCACTTCCCGGCGTTGGTAGCGGCTATCAGTTCTCTGATGGCAACCAGAACGAAGTTAAGCTCGTTGGCGGCAGCGGCATGCTGTTCACTGGCGGCGCAGGCATCTACGTGTTGAACACGGCGATTACTGCAAACTCCACGACCACAACCGCTCCGGCAGGCTCGCTCGGCATTACGTCGAACGCGACCGGCATTGGCAAGCTGTTCTATTCGGACGGCACCAAGTGGCAGTTCATGGCAATCAGCTAATAGGAGCATTCGATGCCTAACACTAAAGCTGTAGGCGTTGCTTTTGCTGATCCGGAGCTTGAAAGCGTTACCGTAACTGGTTCGGTTTCGGGCGCTGCCGGCTTTACCTCGACTGCGTCTAGCGGTCTGGTTGCCGGTAACAGCGTAGCTGGCCTTTACTTCCTCAGCACCGCAATCACTGCAAACTCCACGACCACAACCGCACCGAAAGGTTCAATCGGCACGACCAGCAACGCCACTGGCGCTGGTAAGCTCTTTGTTTCCGACGGTACAAAGTGGCAGTTTGCCGTTGTTGCCTAATTAAGTTGGGCGGCCTACGGGCCGTCCAATTCTCATAGGGGCGTATATGCACATTTACTTACACCACCCGGTTCACGGCACAAAAATCGCGACTATGGAAGAGGAGGCGATTTTTGATGAAGAACATGGATGGGAGCGTTATACTCCCGGCACATTGTCGGCGTCTAATGCAACGGCCCAAAAGAACGACTTGGTGTCTAGGCGCCGTCGCGGGCGGCCCCCGAATGAGGAAGTAACAAGCGATGACGACAGCGGGCGATCAGATTAACGGTGCGCTTCGGCTTCTTGGCGTTCTAGCCGAAGGCGAAACCCCCTCCGCAGCTACGTCTGAAGACGCGCTGAACGCGCTTAACCAGATGATTGACAGTTGGAACACTGAACGTCTGTCTGTGTTCTCAACTCAAGATCAGGTGTTTAGCTGGACGCCTTACGCTATCTCGCAAACGCTTGGGCCGTCTGGCGATTTCGTCGGTAATCGCCCTGTCTATCTCGACGATAGCACGTACTTCAAAGACCCAGCGTCGGGCATCTCTTACGGCATTAAGTTTATCAACCAACAGCAATACGACGGTATTGCTGTCAAAACGGTGACCAGCACGTATCCGCAAGTCATGTTCATCAACATGACATACCCGAATATTGAAATGTACGTGTACCCGCGCCCTACTAAGGTGCTGGAGTTCCATTTCATCTCTGTTCAAGAGCTGACAAAGCCCGCGCAGCTCGACACAACGCTGGCGTTTCCACCCGGCTATCTGCGCGCGTTTCGCTACAACTTAGCGTGTGAAATGGCGCCAGAGTTCGGCGTAGAGCCGCCACCTACAGTGCAGCGAATTGCTATGGCGGCTAAGCGTACGCTGAAGCGCGTCAATAACCCTGACGATATCATGGCTCTGCCTTACAGCATCGTCGGCACCCGCCAGCGCTACAACATCTTTGCGGGTAACTACTAATGAAGACGCCCATTCTTGGTAGCAGCTACGTTGCGCGGTCGGTCAACGCTGCCGATAGCCGCATGGTAAATCTGTTCCCCGAAGTGGTGCCGGAAGGCGGCAAAGAACCGGCGTTTCTTCAGCGCGCGCCGGGATTGCGGCGACTGACGTCTATCGGGATTGGGCCTATACGCGGACTGCATGCTTTCAACAACCACCTTTACGTTGTGTCGGGAAGCAATCTGTATGAGGTAAATACCGACTACACTGTGCTTTTGATCGGCGCAGTAGCCAACGACGGTCCCGTTTCTATGGCCGACAATGGCATCCAGATGTTTGTGGCGTGTAATGGGCCTAGCTTCATCTACAACACGTCAACCCTTCAGTATAAACAGATTACCGACCCCGATTTCCCTGGCGCGGTAACTGTGTCCTATCTCGACGGCTACTTCGTGTTCATTGAACCTAATAGCCAACGTGTGTGGGTGACCAGCTTGTACGACGGGTCTTCTATCGACCCTCTTGATTTTGCTAGCGCCGAAGGCGACCCAGATGGTTTGGTGTCGTCCATTGTCGATCACTCAGAAGTCTGGCTGTTTGGCACCAACTCGGTGGAAGTTTGGTATAACTCCGGCGCCGCCGATTTTCCGTTACAGCGCATTCAAGGCGCGTTCAATGAAATCGGTTGCGCTGCAACATTTTCGGTCGCTAAGCTAGACAATGGTTTGTTCTGGCTAGGCGCTGACCAGCGCGGCAAAGGCATCGTTTATCGCGCCCAAGGCTACACGGGCGTGCGCATCAGCACCCACGCAGTTGAATGGCAAATTCAACAGTATCAGAACATTTCTGATGCAGTGGCGTATACATACCAGCAAGATGGGCACGCGTTCTACGTGTTGTCGTTCCCGTCGGCTAACGCGACGTGGGTTTACGACGCCGCGACGCAGGCATGGCATGAACGCGCCGGGTTCTTTAACGGCTCGTTTACGCGTCAACGTGCTGCCTGTCAGGCATTCTTCAACGACATGGTTGTGCTGGGCGACTATCAGAACGGCAAAATTTATACGTATGATCTTGCCGTTTACGCTGATGATGACCAAACGCAGCGGTGGCTGCGGTCTTGGCGCGCGCTGCCGACCGGTCAGAACTCGCTAAAGCGCACAACGCAACACAGCCTACAGCTTGATTGTGAAACTGGCGTCGGGCTTAACAACGGTCAGGGCAGCAACCCGCAAGTCATGCTGCGCTGGTCTGACGATGGCGGCCATACTTGGAGCCGCGAGCATTGGACGTCTATGGGTGCTATCGGCCAATACGGCAAGCGCGCTCTTTGGCGCCGGTTGGGCATGACGCAGAAAATACGTGACCGCGTGTATGAGATTTCAGGCACCGATCCTGTGCCGATCTACATCATGGGGGCAGAATTGTTGGCGAGCCCGACAAATGCTTGAGGACACACAAATTCCTGCGCCTCGCGTGCCGATTACTAACACGGACGTACCCTCGCGCTCGTGGTTTCGGTTTTTCAGCAACCTGTATGATTTCATCGGGTTGGGAAATGGCGTTGTACCGGAAACTAGTGGAGGGACGGGTAACACCGCCTACGCTACGGGCGACCTTCTTTACGCATCTGCCCCAAACACGCTAAGCCGTTTGCCGGTCCCCGGTTCACCTTGCTACCTAGGCACCGACGCTACAAACATGCCTCAGTGGATACCCGTCGCGTACGGCGCGTATTCAGACAGCACAAGTTCTAGCTGGCCGGCCAATACCCCATCCAAAGTGACGTTCAATACTACGCAGTATGAGCGTAACATGACTAATGGCGGGTCAAAGGTTAATATTGCTAAAACGGGGCTTTACACCATCATTGCTTCGTTTCAGTTGGTCAACGCAGACACAACAAATGACGACGACGCAATTTTGTGGCTCCGTCTAAACGGTTCTGACGTCGCCAACACGGCTAGTACGGTGACCGTAATAAAGTCGCATGGCGGCACGCCGGGCAGCAACATCTTGGCGGTTAACTTCTTTCTCCAGCTCACGGCAGGCGATTATTTCGAGCTATACGGGCTTTCAAAGCTAGGGTATGCTCAGCTCACAACTCATGCCGCGAGCAGTTCACCCGCTTATCCAGCCTCGCCCAGCGTCATTCTGACCGTGGCGCAGATCGTGTAGGACCGACATGACCGCTTATAACATTTCATCTTTTGCCGGTGCTGGCGCGCAGTTCTTGGATGATAACGGTGCGCCGTTGTCGGGCGGTAAACTATATACATACGCGGCAGGGACGACGACACCCGCTGCAACGTATACGACAACCACCGGTAGTGCGGCCAACACCAATCCTATCATTTTGGACGCCGCAGGGCGTACGCCCAACGAAATCTGGCTGCCAGTTGGTAACCTGTACAAGTTTGTCTTGAAATCCTCCACCGACGTGCTGATCGGCACTTATGACGGCATTCCTGCGGTCAATGACCCGTATAGCATTAACTCTTTGTTGAGCGGCGTCACCGGTACCAACACCATTTCGGCGTCTGCCACGCCTGCCATCACTGCTTATGCGACCGGCGCTACGTATAGCTTTATCGCGGCTAACACTAACAGCGCTGCCGTAACGCTGAGCATTGACGGTCTGACTGCAAAAAGCATTACTAAAAACGGTTCGGCGGCCCTTTCTGCGGGCGACATTCAAGCCGGCAAGATGACGTGGGTTGAGTATGACGGCGCTACGTTCCAGCTTCTCAACAACATTGTCTATGGCGGCTCTATCACAAACGCCACGATTAACAGCCTGAGCACACCGT